CTACCAGATGCGCGCTGCTGACGAAGGTGCCGACCGCCGTGGTGAGGTCCACGCCGAAGTCGGTCAGATAGACGCTGCTGGCGATATCGACACGCACCAGCGTCGCAAAGCGGAAGCCGTTGGCGGCAAGCGAGGTTTTTGTCGTGCTGTCGATAGCGCGAGTCACGTCAGCTCCTCAATCAGGTCCACCTCAAACTCGTAGAGCCCATCTACGCCTGCGCCGAACTCTTGCGCGTCACTGGCGAGCCGCACCGTTACCGTCTCGTCGCCGTCAGGCGTCGGCAGCGCGATCTGAAAAGTCTCCAGCATTCCGTCTTGGGCCTCAATGAAATCCTCGATGGGCTTGAACTCCAGCCGGGTCATCGGCGGGAAAGCGACGGTGAACTCGCGGCGGGACGCGCCGAGCGAGCGCACCTGGATGCGCCCATTCAGGCTTTCGCTGGAGAGCTGGTAGTGCCGGATGCGGGTCTCGACATTCGTGAAGCCCGGCTCGGTCGGGAAGGTGCCGCTCATGCCACGACACCCCGCTTGCCGCGCTCATTCATCGCACGGTTGACCATGCCGACGATCATGCCCCGGCGCTTCGCCAGGAGCGCGTCAAAGCCGCTGGCGTCGTGCGCCTGGATGTTGAAAGTGACGTTCACGGGCTGCGTATCGCCGCCCCTTTCCATATCTGTCACTTTCTCGTTCGGGTGAAGCACCGCCATCATACCGCCTTTGCCATCCATGCCGCCCGAGCGGATACCACGGGGCGTCATGCCGCCGCCCTCGAAAGAGGCAAGCGTCTGCCCGGCAATAATGCCCGCGCTGGCGTAGCCAAGCGCACGGACCGTCTGCGCAAAAGCGGGGATCGTGGGCACTGCAGCAAGCGCCTTCGCGTGCGCTTCCTCTGCGGCGATGATCGCATTGGCAACACCAAGCGCCTGGTTCATGGCAAACAGGCTTTTGCCGACCGTGCTGCCCTGGTCGAACACTCGCTGCATAGCGCCAATCGCACCCTGGGCGTAGGACAGCGCCGACAGCATCCCCATCCTAGTGGCAGACTCAAAATCCGCAATGGCCTCTTGCTGGCCGCTTTTTGTCTCCTCCATGAGCGCTTTCGTGCGCGCCACCTCGTCCTCAAACGCACCCCGCTCTTTCTCGCGCATTTTCTCGCGCTCTTTAGCCGCCTCGCGTTCGGCTTTGAGGTGCGCCCTTATCTGCTTGCGCGTTTCAATGCGGAGTTCGGCTAGCTGTTTTTCGGACTCCGCTGCGTCCTCGTTCTTTTCGGTGTAGCCGTCAAGCGCATCGGAGACCTTATTCAAGTCCTGCGTCTTGCGCTGAATCTCTGCCCGGACCTCAAGAATGCTGTCTTTCAGCTCATCCGCAGTCTGCCCGGCAAAAGTCATCCCTTTGCCGGTCAGCGCCAACTGAGCCTCCATGAGGCTCAATGTCTGCCGAAGGTCCAACACATCCTTTATAAGGGTGTTGTACTGATCCGTCAGCTTGTTTTTTGCCTGCTCACGGATAGCGCCGGTCAGCTCATGGAAGCTGTCAGCCAGCCCCATCGCCTCCTCGTGCAATTCTTTGGCGCGGTCAGTGGCCTCCTTCACCTCCCCGGTGAACGCCACGGCAATGGCCGCGCCGACGGCAAGAACAGCACCGATGACAGCCCCGTGCGGGCCGAACAGCGATGCGATCTGCGAGCCCTGCTGCCCGAACACAAGCATGGCGTTCTGCCCCATCTGGAGCTGCACCGCCACGTCCTGAATCTGGTGGCCCACCTGCCCCAGGCCGCCCCGCATGAAGCGGAACTGCTGGTGCATGGTTTTCGTGGTCTTGTTTACCTGCTGGGAGGTGCGCTGAAACTGGTCGCCAACACGTTGCGTGGCGTTGACGACATCGTTATGCCCTGCGGCTACGAATGTTACCTGAGCGTCTGCCTTTACCTTTGCCATCGCTGTGCTTCCGTTGTAGCTCGGCCTTCACTTTGAGGAACGTGAACCAGTGTTGGTACTCCTCCACAGTCATGTCGAGCACGGTCTGGAGTGGCTGACCAAGGCGCTCTGCAAGCTCATACATCCAGTATAGCTCAGAGGGCTCGCCCTGGTCAGTCAGGAGTTTTTTTCCCGGTCCTCCTCCGTCGGTGCATCAACAGCGAGCACAAAAGACGCCAGCCGCGCGACAACCTCCGGGTCCGCGTGCTTGCGCAGCTTCGGCTTGTCACCGATGTCGAATACTGCGTCGCCCTGCGCGTCAGTCAGGCCGAAGATGACGGCATACAGCATATACTCCGTCGTGTCGTCCTGAGCACGCTTGAGCCACTTCGCCTTGTCGTCCAGCGTGAGGTTCTTCGCATACAGCGTGACGCCCCACTCGGGCACCTCGATGCTGCGCGTCTCCTTCGCGCTGAAATGCGCTACTGCCTGGTCGATCAAACTCATGTGACAGAATCCTGAGCCAGCGGGCCGTTGCCGGTGACGGAGAACGACGCCTCGATCATGCCGTCAAAAGACGCCGTGCGGCTAACGCTGGTGACGATAGCGCTGCCGGTGTAGTAGGTGTCGCCGCTCGTGTTGCCCTCGGGGTAGAGGTTAAGCGTCACTTCCGCACCTTCGACCAGCGCGCCCTGACCTGTAGCGTCCGTGTCGTCCCAGTAGGCGTTGAAAGAGGCCGTCCACGATTTCAGCGTGGGCTTGTTCGTGACCCACTCGTCACCCATGACCGTATCAGCCACAACCTCGGAGGTTGCCTCCAATGACCAGTCCCGAATTTCTGCGACGGCATCTGAGCCGACATATACGGCACCGTCTTTACCTGTTTGCGTTGCCATGCCAGTTCTCCTGCATCAGCTAGTAGTTACTGCACCTTCGGCGGTGATGTACTGCACCTCCACCGTCATTTGCCCGACCCCGACCGGCTGATCGCCGTCGCCCGAAAACTCGAAGTTGAGCGCGGTGATCTGGGTGTCTTTTGCCAGCCCTCCGCGCTCCACATCTGCATATAGCGCCGCCTCGACCTCAGCCGCGATTGCGTCAATGTCATCGTCATAGGACGCCGTACCACGGACGTATACCTCCACAGCGAACGAAACCACCCGCATCTGCGTGCGCGGCAGCCCCATGGTAATGTACTGCACCTCCTCCGACTCACTATAGACCACGAGCCCCGGCAGCTTCGCTGCACTGAGGGGGTACACCCGGCTGGCGTAGACCCGGCCTTCCGTCGTAACCAGCCCGGTCAGGGCCGCCACCAGGTCGTCGCGAATAGCCTTGCGCGTCGGCGTGCTCACTGCTTCTCCAACATCAGTTCGGTGACACCAGTGCCGTCAGGCATAACGACGCGAACAACATAGCCCTGGCCGTCGATAGTCAGCGTGTCGCCCTCCGCCACGTCGTCAACATCAGCCGTGCGGCAAGTAAAGCGCGGCTGTTGAAGCGCGAACTCGACAGTACCGCCAGCATCAACAGCCTCGTAGGCGTTGTCGTAAATGCCGAGCAGCGTGCGGGCTCCGCTACCGCTGGCCTTATAGCGCGCCTCAACGCCAAAGTCCTGCAGCATAAAGAGCCGATCATCTGGCGTCTCAACCGGCATCGTCTGCTTGCGGCTCCTCGGCGTCATATTTGGGCTTCGGCGGACGCCCGCGACGCTTGCGCGGCTGCTCCGTGGATGTCTCCAACCCTACCGAGCGGTCCACTGTCGGCTCGCCCTCGTAGGGCGCGACCCGTCCGATACCCATGAGCTGCTTCGCCAGCCGGTCATCCAGCTCGACGACCTCGCCTGGAGAGCAGCCCTTGCCTTTGATGACACACCCTTTGATGACTTCGTATTGCATTTCGTTCTCCGTTTCCGGGCTTTCTTGAAAACTGTCTGTCGTCAGCATAGCGCACCTATGGGATAGCCTTCAAAAAAGCCCGCCCCCGGAGGGGCGGGAGCGGACCTTATACGCCGTCGTTGCCGAAGGCGAAGGACACTGCATGGCGTACCGCCACATCAACGGACTGGAGCGCGACGACGCGCACCGTGCCGCTGGTGCTGGCTGTGTACGGGTCAACTACGAGATCAAGCCCGCCGAACATACCAACCAGCAGATCGCTAAAGTTCCCGAAATACAGGTTCCCGGCGGTTGCCTGGTTGGACACGAGGCCCTGATAGCCGTTGAGGGTGCCGCCGGGCTCCACAACGAACTGGGCAGTGCCCGTGGCTTTCTCGGTGGTCTTGAGCGCGCCGTACAGGCCCGCCGGGAGGATGTAGGCGAGGTTGCCCATGAGGGCGTTATCCTCGGCTACTGCCGTCTCCAGCGTCACCACCTCAGCAAACGTCGGCGTGCCAGCGGCGAAGTTCGTCACCTGGTTTACGCCGTTCGTGTTGAGGATGCCGGTCGGCTGTCCTGCCGCGCCGCTACCTTCGAGGCCTGCCTTGTCGATAGCCAGCGCAAGCGCCTGAGACAGGTCGTCACGGATCAGCGCCTCAACGTCCAGACTGGACTGGATGAGGAGCTGGCGCGTGACATCGGTGAAGGCACCGAGCGTGCGAGGCGTCATCGACACGTTGCCGACTGCCATTTCCGACTCGGAGGCGTCACCGCCCTCGGTCGCAATCCAGCTTGCCGTCGCTGCGGTGGTCTTTTTCGGGATTTTCACATCCCCGGAAAGGCCGCCGAGCATACGGGCACCGGCCTGCATGACAGATGAGGCGTTGCGCAGCACGTCGATGAAATCACCGCCGCGGAAGTCGTCGGTGAACAGATCGGCTTCATCCGAGCTATTCAGGTCACGCTTCCAGGTGCGCAGCACTTCTGCCGGGAGCAGGATGCCCTGAGCGGCGCGTCCGTACTGCTGTGCAGCAGCTTCGGAACACTCAAACTCAAAAGCAGCCGCTTCCTGAGCGCGGCGGTCGGTCGGGTTGGCAAGCGCGTGGATGGCGCGGACGAGCGAGAAGCGCTTGACCTCTTTCTCACCCAGGCCAACATCCTGGGACTCCAAAGCGCGCTCGGAGCCAATCACCTCCAGCAGCTCACCGCGAAACTCCTCGATGCTCTTGCCGTCAGCAATGGCCTTCTGCGCCAGGTCGGAGCGGCTGTGCCGCGATCCCAGCTCTACAATTTGCGCAGCGTTGCGTTGAGCAGCCTTCTGCGCGTCTGCTGTTGCGGCCTGCCGGGCTTCTGCCCGTACCGCATCAAGATCGACTTCGGACATTTTGTCCTCCTTAAAGTCAGTTCTGATTACTGGATTGGGTTCGGAAGTATCACCAGACCGGCCCACACCAACTGTCACATCGGCAGGAATCGACACAAGGCTTGCTTCAACAGGACGCCAACTCTTTGCGATGAAAGTGTTATCGCGCCCTCTTTCCATCTTGTTGATGCCATACCCGACCGAAATGTTCGCTCGGATACCGTCAACAACATCCGAAAACGCCTCTTGAGCCAGCGCGCCTTTTCCAAAGCGCACCGTCGCACGGAGTCGCCGTGCCGAGCTGTCGAGGTCTACGGATTCGATCACGCCAATTTGCTTCTCGGGGTCGTGATCGAGAAGCAGCGGGGCGCGTCCGCTATTGAGGAACGCCATATCGACGGCCTCCTCAGAGTGTTCCAGCACCTCTTTACCAAAAGAGCGCTCTACCGGCTCCTCCGACGAAATGGCGATCTGCACGCGGCGCTCATCTTCATTGATGGGCGACATTTCCATCGCCATGGCGCGGTGCTCAAGCGCCACAGGCGCCGCTTTGCGGATGCTGCTGATCTTTGTCAGCGCCGAAAAGCGGTGTCCGACATAGATGTCCGTCGCTTCGCCATCGCGGTAAATCTGAATGAGCGCCGCCGGGTCATCCTCGGTGCCCTTGACGACAAACGACGAACTGGGTACGTCGATCTCGCCATCACGTTCAATGCGGTCGATTTTGCCTTGGGCCTTGTTGCCTGAAGCATTCCACTCGACAAAATCGCCAACCTTCAGTTCGTCAGCTTCTGCTCGTTCCATTGCCTTTTCCTCAATGGCGGGTTCAAACTTGATGACCTCGTAATCGTTGTCGTCCAGCCACTTGCGGGCCTCTTCGGCTGTCCACTTAGCCTTCTCAAATCGCAGAGACTGCTCTTCGGCCTCGCCATCCTTTAGCCCGAGTATAACATGGATGCCGTCGCCAAATTCATCATTTACGCGCCTAAAACCGTCGAACTGGTCAGGGTCTTGCAGTCTAGCTGCGTGCTCTTTGACATACGGGCGATCTTCGTAGAGACCGCCAGATCGCTCATCGACCTTATCAAGTCGCTGAACAATGCGCCGAGCCCAGGACTGTCCAGGGTCGCCGCCCCATAACGCCCACGCTATCCGTCCCGCGCTGGGGTAGCCTTCCTCTCCCGGACTGAAGCCCTCAGCCTGCTTGTTGACTTCGTGGCGAGAGAAGAAAGAATGCATCCTGCGCACAGTGCTAGCAGAAAGCTCTCTCCTATTGCTGATGTCACGAGCCCTAGCAACACCGACCTCAGTCCCGCCACGGCCATACTCCTCGCGCCACTCCAAGCCCTTTTCCGCCTCGCCGGCCATAGAGTCGTTGGGCTTCATGTCGATATTGACGCCCTTATACGTCGCCATCTTGAGCCTCCTGCTCTATGCCGTCCGGGGGCACCGGAGTAAACGTGGCCGCGTAGGGCTCAAGCGCGTAGTTTACACCGAACTGCTCCATGAGCACCTTGTCGCGCTGAATCTGCGCAAGCAGCTCCTCCACATCTTTGCCATACTGGCTGGCAACGTCCTGCAGGCTGAGGACGCCCGCCTTCATACCCGCGATAGCCGCCTGGACCTCTTTCAGCGGGTCCACCCAGGACCATGCACGCCCACGGAACTCCGACGCGGCGAGAAAGCGGTCGTATTGCCGCACCGGAATCCCGAATGCGTTGATTTCCATGGCAGCAGACAGCCACCGCTCGTATACCTGCATGACAAAGTGCTGCATGAAAAAGGTCTGCAGATTCCGGTAATGGTCCCGCTCCTCCAGCGCACCCTGCCGGATCGACGAGTAACTGGTCGCCTCCAGGTCATTGGAGAGCGACGGATAGGACAGGCCGAGACCCGATGCGATGCCTTTCAGCAGCGACTTGTTGAAGGAATCAAACTCCCCGTTCGGGTACTGCGGGTTGAACTCTTTGAAGTCCTGCC